AAGGTCTACAAACTCCCGTGCATGAAAGTGAAGGTGAAATGAATATATACAATATTATCACAAAATGGTTGCCGTACTCTGACAATAAGTTTAATTCCTGCCACGGCTTTGTAAATAATAAAGAATGGTTAGTAGCGGAGAGAAAACACGCTAACATGATAGGGCGTAGAGCAAGGATTGTCGAGGAAGAGAAAAAAGGTAAGGGAACCGGGAGATTTGCGTTGGCAATGTATTGAACTAAAGGGTAAAAATGAGAGGAATGTCCATTGAAAGATTGTCAAAAGACTGCTCCGCTAAAGTCCGCGCCCAGCTTAACGCTTACACTTCACGGCGTCTTACCACCATCGCGGAACACAATGAACAAGATTCACTGGTCAAAAGTCGCCCAAGTAAGGAAAGCATGGTCCACTCTGATCGGACGTTGTTTGTGCGGATTACACGGGTCGGTGGACGGACACTTGACGACGACAATCTCTCAGGGGGTTGCAAAGAGTTACGCGATGCAATCGCTAGCGCCTTCGGTCGCCACGGTGATTCAGCTAAAGATGGATTTACATGGGAATACAAACAAGAGAACGGTAATTGAAGTTTGGGAGATATGAATATGAAAGCTAAATATACTCCAGAAGAAAGAAGGGCTGTCCGAATCAACCAAGGAAAGAGGTTGGTAAAATGGAGAAAAGAACACACCCTTACAACTATACAACGTCAGGCTATCGGAAGAAAAACACATGACTGGTGGGTATCAATGTCCGAGGGCGACAGGCAGAAGCTTTCCGACAAACTCCGTATCAAGACAATACGACAAATGTCCTCAAAAACTAATCGAATTAAAGCCGCGGAATATGCGAAACAAGGCTGGAAAAAAACTGGATATTCACCTAGGTTTGAAATGACAGACGACATAAAAGATAAAATCGCTTTTTCCAATAAAGGGAAATCGCACAAATGGGATAAAGAAAAATTTGAGGAATGGAAACGTAAACAAACGAGAGTAGGGCAAATGAAATTCGCCAATCAAGGAAAAAAAAATCATCCTTTTTTCAAGCCAGGAGTGCGCGAAAGAGCTCTTGCAAATAGCGCGGAAGAAGGAAAAACAAATCCACTTCGAGGAAGATTTGAAACAAATATCCATGCTAAAGACTGGCATTTACGCGATCCAGAAGGAAATCTGTATCATTTTAACAATCTCAACTATTTTGTTCGCCATCATAAAAGCTTGTTTTCTCAATATCAGTTAGAAGAAATACGGATCAGCAAAAAGAATTGTTGGACTCCTCGGGTAACGGTGAACTTAGGAATGCTTAGACCCACAAGAATAAACCCAGTAAAAAGTTCTTATGGATGGACTTGGATAAATCCAATATGAAAGGAATCTTCGATTATGACAGATAAAGTGAAAATCACAAGTTTTGAAATCGAGAACGTGAAGCGTGTTCAGGCAGTAACTCTTGAGCCGTTGGAAACTGGATTGACAATTATCGGGGGCGATAACTACCAAGGCAAGTCGTCGTGCTTGGACGCGATTATGTCCGCCCTTGGTGGCGAGAAATTTACTCCTTCCGATCCTATTCATGAGGGCGCTGATAAAGGGTCGGTAACCATAAAACTATCGAACGGCCTTACAGTAACCAGATCATTTACTAAAAAGGGGACGTATCTTAAAATAGACTGCCCTGACGGCGGAAAGACCGGACAGGCTCTCCTTAACGAGTTCATCAACTCTTTTGCACTTGACTTATCTTCTTTCCTAAATGCTTCTGAAAAGGTCAAAGCCGAAGTCCTTCTCAATATTATTGGAGTAGACCTTACTCCTTATAACGAGAAGATAGCCAAGATGGAGGGTGATCGTCTGGCAGTTGGTCGGCAGGAAGTGAAAGCAAAGGGTCATGCCGAGTCCATGCCGTATGACGAGGAAGCGGGGAGTGATCTTTTAACTCCAACCGATATGATGACGGAGTTGGAAAAGAAAATATCCGCTAATGCAAAGAACCGTGAGATCCGGGAAAACGCTGAAACGTGGCTCGCCAACCTGAATCGTCAAAGAGATAAGGTGAAGGAAAAACTAGAAAGAATAGACGATTTACAGAAAAGAATTGTAAGTATTACAAAAGAATATCAAGAAGAAAGGGACGAAGTGGAACGGATGGACAAAGAATACACCAACGCAATCAAACAGGCTGAGGACTTGGTGGACGAGGACACAACGGCAATTAAAGACAAACTAGCCGAGATTGACGCTACGAACGCACGAATCCACTTGAACCTTGAACGTGAAAAGGCATTTAATGATGTTGCAAACTTCCACGAGGAATACTTGAATATACAACGCCAAATCGTAGCCATAAGAGAGGAGAAACTCGCGCTCCTGAACGGTGCCAGCATGCCGTTAGAGTCTTTATCTGTTGATAACGATACTCTAACCTATAAAGAACGTGCGTGGGACTGTATGAGCCATTCTGATCAGATGATTACCGCCACAGCAATCTGTCGAGCAGTAAACCCGAAGATGGGATTCGTACTATTAGATAAGATCGAGGCTATGGATATGTCAACCCTGCAAGTGTTCGGGGAATGGCTGAACCAAGAGGACTTACAGGTAATCTCGACAAAGGTAAGTCAAGGCGATGAATGTAGTTTTATAATCGAGGACGGAATGGTTAAAGAAGCAGAAGAAGAAATCGAGTTCTGATTGAAAACAGCCGCAGAAAGACGCAGGGCAAAACGGATTTCTAAAAAGTTACGTCTTGCAAGGTATAAACGGTATTATCAACGAAAAAAGGAAAGGAAAAGAGAAATGGAAATCACATCAGGTAAAGTTCAAACAGCGCAACGCATCGTAATCTACGGACCCGAGGGTATTGGCAAGTCAACGCTTGCGAATCAGTTCCCGGATCCGGTGTTCGTTGATACCGAGCACGGAACAAATTGGATGAATGTTAATCGGTTTTCCTGCGAGTCATGGAATGATGTTTTGAAAGCTGTCAGTATGATTAAGGTAGGAAAGACAAAGTTCAGAACCATAGTTTTCGATACAGCGGATTGGGCAGATCGTTTTTGTGGTCAATATATTTGCAACAATGCCAGAAAGACAAGTATCGAGGATTTCGGGTACGGCAAGGGCTACACTTATTTGACAGAAGAATTCAGTAAATTCTTAATCTCGCTCGATGTGTTTATCAACGCAGGAATTCATGTCATTTTCATTGCTCATTCCGCAGTTAAGAAGATGGAGTTGCCTGATTCGTCCGGCAGTTTCGATCATTACGAGTTCAAGTGCTCGAAGCAGGTGAGCCCGTTGTTGAAGGAATGGGCAGACGCAGTTCTTTTCCTTAATTTTAAGGTTATCGTGACCCAGGACGAGAACAAACGAACCAAAGCTGTCGGTGGGCGTAAGAGGATTGTTTACACTCAACATACAGCAGCCTATGACGCAAAGAACAGATGGGAATTGCCGGATCAGGTTCCATTTGATTTACCATTCAATTTCAGCGTGATCGGTAATGCGCTGGGCGAGACCAAGACCAAGACGATACAAGCTGAAAAGTCTGCACCCGCTACAGTCCGCCCAGTCACAGAAGCTATGCTGGAAAGCGGTCAAGCCGTTCGCGCCAAGCCAGCGAACGTGGACAAGCCTAAAGCTGAAGAGCCGAAGTCCGAACAGGCAAAACCTGTTTCCGACGTGCCGGCTATACTCAAACCACTTATGATGAAAGCACAAATACTAAAGAAAGAGTTAGTTGATTATTGCGTTAACAGGAACTTCCTGCCCAAGGGCGGACCATTGAAAGACTTAAAGAAATCATTGTTGGGGCAAATGACAACAGAAAAGAATTGGCAGAAAGTCGTTGTCAAGATCAAGGAAGCGCGTAAACCCAATTTAGTGTAAACAGATAGGGTAAACAACAGTAATATAGAGAAGGAGAAAGCAGTTATGAGTAATGGAATTATGAATCCTGAAAGAATGATCTCGCCGGAAGGACCTAAGCCGCAAAAAGCACCGCAGGTTCAATCAGCAATGAGCAGGTTGGTTGGAGAGGTTGAAGTTATGGAAGAGGTCGTGACTGCTGTTTCTGAACGTCTTGAATCGGTACTACGAAAAGAGTCTCCGGGAAGTCCCGAACCAGATCCAGGAGCGAATTGCACGGAAACAGTAATATTGGTGCAAAAGATAGATGTTGTGATCGGTCAAATTCACAGGACAACAAAATTTCTCGCAGATATAAAGTCACGCATCGAATTGTAAATATCGCAGGTTAAGGGTCACTATCCTTTAATCTAATTCAATAAATAAGGAGAAACGAATTATGGCAACAAGAGGAAAATCAGGCGGAGGTAGTCGCGGTATATGTGGTGGAAAACGCAGGCAAGACGGGTCCGGCGGTGGATCGGGGAACATTGGAACATCCCGGCAACCCGCACCACGCAAACGAAAGAAAAAATAACCCGAGCGATAGAGTCAAGATTCTATCACTCAAATTTGAAGGATATATAAATATGGAAAACTTAAATTGGGATAGTCCAGTAAAGGAAGAAGAAAAGGTAACTTTACCAACAGGTGAATATCGGTTTGCCGTTAAGTCGTTTAAGCGAGGCGTGTCCGGTGGTACAATGACTACAGGTGCACCTATGGCAAGTTTGGAGTTCTTAATCTTCCCGAAGGAAGTAAGCGAGGGCGCCGAGCAACCTATCGGAGTGGGCTACGATCATCTTATTAGACATTCATCCTGTGACTGGAAAGTATGTGCGTTTTTCACAGCTATAGGTGATCGTGTACACGATGAAGTTCTTGTTCCGAATTGGGATACTGTTGAAGGTGCGAGTGGTTATGCGATATTCTATCCAGATGAATACAACGGGGTAATAAGCATGAAGATCGATAAATACCTTCCGCCACCATTGAACGCGCCTGTTACGCAAGCGGCTACGGCAGAAACGCCGGAAGAACCCGACGCCGAATTCACACCTGACTTTTAATTTTCCCAGGGGTGGTACTATCGCGTCCGTTCCTCGAAACAATACCTTGTTGCTTCCGGACCGATAGGCCACCCTAGAAATTTACATGGAACTTAGAAAATATCAAGCCGACGCCAATACAGCCGTAGCTGTTAAGTGGAAAGAATTTAGCAAGTTACTGGTCGCTATGCCCACAGGATCAGGCAAAACAATTTGCTTTGCGTTTATGGCCGCAGATGAACTAGAGGCAGGGGGCAGGGTATTGGTTCTGGCACACAGGAATGAACTCATAAAACAGCCCGTAAAGAAA